TTTCTTTTCTGGAAATCAAAGTAGGTGGAGTTGGTTTTATAAAGGTATGGAGTTTTCTTATTCTTTTTGAGTCGCTGTTCCCGGTGGAACTGCATTTCAAGCTCAAGATGATTCCTGCGTATCTGTGCTGGAGTTATACCTCTTGATTTGCTTTCAGGGCGTAAATTTTGATGGGTGCGGTCTTGCTCGTGGATGTTATATGGCATGACGATTGACCTCCTGCTGAGTTACAAGAGTCAACCAGTGCAGAGCCACTCTGAGCTTTTCTATTTCATAATCAGTGAGCAGTCTTTGTATTGGTGGATATGCTGGTTTTGCTGGATAAGATGCAGAAATAGCGTCAGATTTAGATAACCTGTACGCTTGTTTGCCCGATGTATTACTCATGTTGCTGCCCTCCGTTGTAGAGGGCATTGGAGACTTTGAGAAGGTTTCCTGAGACTATATATACTAAATCATGGGGGTGGTGTCAATAGGTATTAATACTTATATGCGCTATGCCGTTTTTTTTTGTATTGAACAGAAATTAATAATGCGTGCCATAGATGAGGGTCTTATGCCGACCTGCTGCAAGGATTTCTTCGTGGTCTAAAGTATAGTGGTCTATCCAGAGATTGATTGATTCAGGTTCAGGCCTTGTCTTGCCTGTGAAATAATTTGATACAGTTGTTTGGTCCTTACCTATTACTTTACATAATTGTATTTGGGGAATTTTGTTTATTTTCGCCCATTTCTTTAATCCAATCATGAATAGTTTAATATTGTCTTCCATAGAATGAATCATATATTTGTTTTTTAGTTCCATCAACATCTTATAACCCTCCTATTTTGTTGTTCATTCCTATTTATTCCATATGAATGAAATATTTTCATATTTTCCCTTGACATTACTATTCTATGAATATAATATGGAGAAACTATGAAACAGAAAATTAAAAAATACACACAACATAATTTTGCATCTCTCTTTACTTGCCTTGACCAACCGGGGGCAAGCAGACTCCTTTCAGGTATAGATAAAGTAAGCTTTCCGCTTGCTGTGGAGCTTTCACAAATATTTCCAGCCAAAGATATCCTCTCTTGGAAAAACGCCAGTAAAGAAGATTTAAACCGCTTATATGAACAATTAAAGAGAGAAGCTGCATAAATGAGATTGTATAAAAAGAGCGAAGGAATAACAGTCACGCTCCCTGGATGGCTTGTAGAAATTCTTGAAGAGATTTGTGATGAACAAGACATGTCAAAAAGTGGTTTTATTAAAAAGGCTGTCAAGGCTCACCTCCTACATTGTGTCGCAAATAAAAAACTCTGGCAACAAATATATAACAACGTAATGGAAGAGTAATTATATAAAATAATGAATAAATTATTAAATAATAAACCCCATGGAAACCAACAGCTTGATAGCTCCCTTGGCAAACAAAACCGGGTTTAAATACGGCAGGAGCAAATAAACACTAACTAAGAGACGGGCATTTGGAGATTTTGAGAAGGTTTCTTAAATGCCCAAGGAGGAACACAATGACAAAAGAACAAGCGTTAGAAATTATTTCAGAAATAGTTGAATCCTATATTGATATCAGTCACGGGTATTTAACGTCAAGTGAACGAGCCAGGGTTTTAGAATTAATTGGCGATGTTGAAGCTTTGATTTGCGATTAAAAGGAGGAAACACAATGAAAGACATTATTTTAACCGCAGCTCAGATTATAGTGGCATTCGCTCTATGTTGGGCAATTACTATCATCGCATTTGTTATTTAATTAGGAGGGGATAATGAAAGCAACCCACATGATGATAGTCAATATCTTTATTGGTATGGGATACGTTGAATACGAAATTTATCCTCTTTTAAAAACCACAATTATGAAAAGAGGCGATGAATACATAACTATCACAGATTCAATCTGGAAAGAGGGAAAGCATGAGTTTGTTTAACCAAGTGGCAGAGATAGCCAAAAAACCCTTAGAAATGTCAGATGATGAATTTGAAAAACTTCAGACAAAACTTGAAAGGGTTTATGACAAATTTGAAGAACTCCAAAAACAGTATGAAAATCAAACTGGTAAAAGATGGATAAAACCTATTTATTGGTAAATAACAAGGAGGAAATATGACAGAATCAGTAGTGAAATATGAAACAAAAGAAAATAATGTGGTTTCTCTAAACAATCAATCTCCAATGGATGCAATGGCACTTGCACTTTCAAAAGGTGCTGATTTGGAACAGCTTGAAAAGATGCTTGCATTGCAGGAGAAGTGGGAACAGATGGAGGCTAAGAAGGCTTATACTCAGGCAATGGCAGAATTTAAGGCTAATCCACCTAAGATTAATAAAGATAAAAAAGTATCTTTTAACCAAACTCATTATAACCATGCCAGCCTTGGTAATGTGACAGATAAGATAAACACCGCACTTGCTGAACATGGTCTATCTGCTGGATGGAAAACAAACCAGGAACAAAGCGGAATAACAGTTACATGTACTATCACTCATAAAATGGGTTATTCTGAGAATACATCTTTAACCGCTCCTGCTGATAGCTCTGGTAAAAAAAATAATATCCAGGCTATTGGTTCTACAATTAGTTATCTTCAAAGATACACTATTCTTTCATTAACTGGTCTTGCAACTCACGATATGGATGATGACGCTATTTCTGCTGCAATAACCTATATCAACGACAAGCAAGTATCACAAATCACTGACATGATTAATGCCACAAATACCGATGAACCAAAGTTTTTAAAATGGATGGGTGCTGATTCTGTTGAGCTTATCCCTGAAAATCTCTTTAATAAAGCTATGGCAGCTTTGAAAGCGAAGGCAGCATGAATATTATAACCGATTGTGAACAAGGCACAGAAGAATGGATGACTCACAGGGTTGGCTCTGTGGGTGCATCCAGCCTTGACAAAATTATTACTTCCACTGGTAAGAGATCCACACAGCGTAAAAAATATATGTATCAGCTTGCAGGGGAAATTCTCACAGGTCAAAAAGCTAAATCTTTTTCAACTCCTGCCATGGAAGAAGGTATTAGGCGTGAAGCTGAAAGTCGTGAATTGTTTGAGATGATACATGAAGTTGAAATAGAGCAAATTGCTTTAATGGTTCCAGATAATAAACCTGGCTGGCATATTTCGCCTGATGGTTTGATTGACAGGTCTATTGGTTTTGAAGTTAAAAACCCCAACATGTCAACCCATGTTGAATACTTAGACAAAGCCATTTTACCCACTAAATATAAACTTCAACTTCAAATGAGTCTCTATGTATCAGGTTATGATAAATGGTGGTTCATGTCACATTATCCAGGTCTTAAACCTTTTATAATTTCAGTTGATCGGGATGATGCTTTAATCACCATCATATACAAAGAATTAAAATTGTTTGTTGCTGAATTAAATGAATTAGTGGAACGCTTAAAATAATCATCAAGCAGGGCAGAGCCAATCAAGGCAATCTTACAAAAAAGATTATATAGCAAACTGCCCTGCTTTTTAAAAAAGGCGGTGTAATGCAAGACTACAGAGATTTAGCAAAATTAAAAAATGCTTATATTTTAAAGAATCAGGAATTAACAACAGAATTAAAACAATATCCTGTCTTTGCAGAAGAAATGGCACAGGCTGAAAGAAAATATCTTGTAGCAAAATCATCTGCAATTCTTGATTTAAAAGAACAAGGGCAATCAGTCACTTTAATACCTACAATTTCCAAAGGCATGACAGCAGACGAAAGATTTAAATTTAAGGTGGCAGAAAGCCTGTTTCACGCATGTAGAGAAAAAGTCAAAGCTATCCATGCAAACCTTGATTCATACCGTTCATTATTGTCAACAATGAAAGCTGAAATGGAAATACGATGACACCAAAACACAAACAAGCAGTTAAAATCTTTGAACGAGATAATTTTACTTGTCAATATTGTGGAGCAATGTTCAGCGAGGAACAACCGCCTTTACACGTACATCATAGAGTTTTTACAAGTCAGGGTGGAGGAAATGAGCCAGAAAATAAGGTTTCATGTTGTGGTTTTTGTCATTTTAACCACGGAAACCTTAAAAACAAAAGGCTTTTCAACGAAAAAGATAACTCCACTATAAATAAATTAATTAAGAGGTATGCATAGTTTTCATGGAAATCCTCCTTTCCATATGGGCTGGCCTGAA